ATGATGTGTACCCTTCGCTTACAAATATAGTACCCTCTAAATAATATTCTTTTAATCCTGAAGGATCAATTAGTAAAACATCGTATTTTAAAATATCAGGACTAAATGTTGCTGTTTGTGTATCTGTTAATGCTATAGAAACAGAACCAGCAGAACGATCAGTATAAGTAGTTGTGAAATCTGCAAATTTTGTGGTGCGTGTTTCTTCCCACACCTGTGCTTCTACTGTATAACCAGTTAAATTTATTGCTGCATCATTTCCATCTTTAAATAACAAAGGAATACTATGATCTGACCTACGTTGTAACGTAAAGTTATAGATACCAGGTTGAATCGCCATAATTAAAATTTAATAATGTACATCATAGCTATGTTGCGTGGTCTTGTTTCTCCTCCTCCATCATTTGCTGTTGTAGTCGCAACTGTTATACCTGTTGTTGTGTTTTGCATAAAATGTCTACCCCCAAGTGGCCCTAAACCTGTGCCACTACCACTGCCATAGTTTCCAATTAATGTATTGTTGACAGCAAGGGTATTACCACCTGCTTCAGTTGAGGTCATGTTGTTAAGTGTTTGAGGTAAATGTCTGTGACCTGAATCAGTAACACTTGAAGTTGCTGTGTGATTATGCTGTTTGTTCTGATCTGTTTGTTGACTTAACATGCTTCGTCCAGTATCAACATTTCTTCCATTATCAAAACCTCTTATAAATTCACCTCTAAGGTCAGGCAGAGTTGCTCCGATTAAATCTCTTAATGGTTTAAAGTTTGCTGTTATATTTTGCACTGTGCCTGTTCCGTCAGGTAAAGCATCGCCATTACACTCTAAATAACCCGAAGGAATAGATGTATGAGCTATGCAAAAAACAGAACCTCTAGGGACACCTGTAACAGCTCCGAATGATAACGCTCCAGATCCATCTGTTTTTAAAAATTCTCCTGAATTTCCATCAGCAGCAGGAAGTGTAAAAGTTACATTGCTACTTACACTGCTAGGTGCTTTTAGTCCAACAAAAGGAGCACCACTTGAATCTTGAAATCTAATAGGTAAAGCATTGGTCATATCAAGGCCAGCGTTACTTATAGATACTCTTGTTGTGCCAGCAGTAGAAAATCCTATGGTATTAGAACCAGATCTAAACATTCCTGTGTCCGCATCATTATCAAACGAATAGGCTGGACTACTTGCTCCCGATCCATCATCACCTAAAAGCGGGCCTGTCATTGTACCACCTGCTCTTGGCAGTAAACCTAAGTTTGCGGTATCAACAGGACCAATTGTAGTAAAACCATTATTAGATGAATTTCTTATTTTTAAATTATTACTGTCTGCCGTATCAACATAAGGCATAAAAGCTGCTGTATTACTAGGATCAGAACCACCACTATTAAGAGTTTTTATCGCATCGAATACTGCGTTCATATCACTACGAACAGAAGCACCTGACGCATTGGCTATGTTATAGTCTGATACCTGACTCATTTACAGAATACTTTTCTTTATATTACACCCCTTTACCATATCCTACAGCAGAAAAAGTAAAAGACCTATCAACAAAACTAGAACCATTTTTAATATTGACAGTAAATCCTGTACCAGAAACATTTGTTACGGTAAAGAAGTCACCCGATTGAGCATTTTGTATGGTTATTCCAACAGTAGGTAAAAACGCATTTGCTCCACCTAAACCACTAGCTCCTGTAAAAAATGGTGAACCAAAAGTAACTGCCTTTGCTGAAGTGCCAGAAGATTGTGGTGCGGTAGAAGTACTACCTCCTGTCTGATAGTTTTGTTCTGTTCTTGATTGAAACTCTGCTGTATATCCTGCCTGTTGCACGTTCATATTTTGTGCAGTATTTGTAGTTTCCAAAACAAGTTTAAATTTAAATCTACGACCTTTAAATGTTCCATTGGCAAAGTTATTAAACGATCCAAAACTTCCTGATGCTGTTTGTGATGTTGCTACTTGTATCTGACAGTTTGCCTCATCTGCTGCTGGACCGTCAAAATTACCATCAGTTGCATAATTATCCCATAAAGAACCACTAGGAATAATTGTCTCAATATCTGTTCCTATATTAAAGCCAACAGAACGTATTACTCTTTTTAAATCAAGAGAAAATACAGCACCTAAATCTAAAATGTCTTTGAAAGCGTACTCTCCTGTTGCATTTGTAGCGGGATTAGTAAGTTGTAAAGCACTAGTTGTGTTATTAAATGTTGTATTAGTATCTACTCCTTGAAATGCAGGACTATCTAAATCTTCTCTGTCTTGCAATATAACTTGAGTATCAATAAGATCTGGTAAATCCTGTATTACACTGGCTTCTCCAGTGCTAAAGTTTCCCTGGTCATCTTGAAACTTAAGAATATATTCACCATCTAAAGAAGGAACAACAACATCTGTAGTATTTCCAGCTAACGCAGTGACAAGATCAACTGAGTTCTGGAACGTACCACTACCATCAGTAAGATTACTATGTCTGACATATACTCTTCCTCCATGTAAAACATCGGGATCTACAGCTTTCGTCCATCTAAGTCTTACCAGTTTATTAGTAATTGGCTCCATCGTTAAATTTTGTACATTTGCAGGAGGTTGAGTTTTACCCACAGCATTAAATGTTAAGTCAGAAGATGTTGTAGATAATTTTAAAGCTGCATTAAATGAAAATACTCTAAATTCATAAGTTCCTGCTTCAGTATTTATTATTTCAAAATCAGGTCTAAAAACAGTTTCACTTGTCCAGTTTGAATTATTAAATCTAAATTGAACAAGATATTGACTTACACCTGTAACTGGAACCCAAGTTAGTAATAATTTTGAAACGGCTAAACCATTTATAGTTACTATCATTTCTTTTGGTTCGCCATTTTGATCTGATATTTTTAAGTTTCCAGGAGGATCTTTTGGTTCATTAAGTAAGGAAACACTTCTGGCAGGTAAACTTATACCTTGCATTGAATCTATAGCTGCATATTTAGCATCTCTATAAGTAAGGGCTGTTATGGCGAAGTTAATACCATCTTGTTCTTCTACAGTTATGACTCTAAAAGTTTGAGCTTCTAAAGTGGAACTTTGGATAAGCCAAATGCTATTTACGTTTGGTGTTGCAGATAAAGCAGAATCTAAAGATATAACACCACTTAATAAACTTATTACATTCTTTGTCTCAACTGATCCATCAGGTAATATCACACTGCACTTTTTATTTGTACCAGTAAAAGTATCAAGATCCGTTGTATTATCTACTGTTATGGCAGTGGTTGTGGCAGATTTTATACGACCACTTCTACGCTCTCCGCCTCTAACTGGATCATTGACAGAAATAACAGAGCCAGGTCTTACAATTGCTCCAGCATCTATAGAAGTTGTAAAGCTTACCACCTCCGTTTCTTGTTCCTCGCTTAGTAATACAGCTTTTCCTAATCTTCGTGCTTGCCCCCTAGAGGTACAAGCAAAAGCTTTAATATCCTTTTTAACAATCCCTAACTTAGCTTGCCTATCAATATCTTCCTGTAAAATATTTGGTGCTACAGTATCATCTCCTACTACTTCATAATCTATTTCTCTGCTATCCATATTAAAATAGCTGACGTTTATAATTGAATGTCTTTGTTTTAAACTGCTGCCTGAGTAACTGAACCCACCTTCACCTACATTCGCTAAGCTAAACAGATAACTTGGGTCAGTAGGTCTATCCTGTGAGATAGTGACAGAACCTTCAGACCAAATAGGAAAACATCTCATTACTCCTGCCAGTTCATTTATTAAGGTAAATGCTTCTGTTGATCCCTGTATATTTACATTGCAACTGAATCTAGCTTCTTGCCCTCCAAAGCCATCATCTACTAACTCATTAGCATATTTACTGGCAGCAATAAAGCTGAATAAATCTAGGTTACTGTCTGTAATATGCGTTCCAAATCCATATCTTTCAGTAGTAAGAAGATCAAGCAATATTAAGGCAGGACAGGAGCACCATTGAGCAGCACCCATCGTTCCATTAAAAATATAACCACTTGGATAAACTATTCTGCCTGTCTGTAAATCAACAGTAGGTGTACCAGAATTTGATGCTCA